GGCGGAGGCAAAGTATTACCCGGACTGGTGCGCCGTCGAGAGGCGGAGGTTGCTTTGATGTGAAATAGGGCCAAAAACCCGTGAGTTTTTGTATATGTAATGTCAGGAGCTAACTCTTTTTAGGAGTATATTATGGAAGGCTTTCGCCCCAACCAAAAAATGAAGTCGGAACTTGCCTGCTACAAGGAGGGCGGCTCCGTCAGCAAGAAGGAATTGATGAAGCGACTTGGTAAGGAAACCAAGGAAGAGAAGACGAAGGACATGGAGCAGGACAAGGGTATTGTCAAAAAGGCCATGGCCCAACACGACAAGCAACAGCATGAGGAAAAGACTGAACTCAAGCTGAAGAAGGGCGGCCGTTCCAAGAAGGATGGCGGCACCGTCAAGCGTTACATGGGCGGCGGCAAAAGCTGCGCCAAGAAGTTCCAGGCGGGTGGCGCTGTGGCCGGCGAGGCGGGTCAAACCCCTCCGATGGTCAGTGGTCCCCACATGGGCATGCCTGCGGGCTATGCCGGCGCCCCTGGTGGCATGGGTGTGGCATCCGCATCCGGCGGCCTGGGCCATGCGGCTCCCATGGGCCCGATGGAGGACGTGTTCCGCGGCCTGCGCGCGGTCGGTCAGTACGCCCGGGGCGGGAAAATCTAATGCCCATCAAGTCCAAGGCCCAACTGGGCGCTATGTACGCGGCCGCCGAAGGCAAGAGCAATATCGGCATCCCTAAAAAGGTTGGCAAGGAATTTGTCAAGGCGGGCCCCGTTTCCAAGAATCTGCCGGAACGCGTCAAAGAAAAGAAGACTGCCGGCCGCGGGAGGTAATTCATGGCCTACTCGGGCACCACCAATCAGACCAAAATAAATGTCGGTCAACTGATTGAATATGCGTTTCGTGAAGCCGGGAAAGCTGCTGAAGAGCAGACCCCGGAGTACATCAACGCGGCCAAACAGGCACTCTTCTATATCCTGATGAACCTCTCCAATCGAGGGGTTAATCTGTGGATGCTTGAGAACCGCTTGTTTGGCACGGTGACCGATCAGACCGTCATTACCCTGCCCCCTGGCACGATTGACGTGCGCGAGTCCAACTGGCGCTACATCATCACGCCTTCGGTTTCGGAGGCTCTGCCGACGGCCAATCCAGATTCTGGCAATCTGTTTGACCAGGACCTAAATACCTACGCAACCTCCACCCTGGGCGAAAACTTCTTCGGCGCGGGATACACTGGCGGGCAGCGCATCTATCAGGTCGGGTTCAATTCCTATGGTGCTGCCACCTATAACCTCGTCTTTGAGACGAGCGAGGACGGGGTAACCTGGACCGTGCGCAAGACGCTGCCGGAGATTACCCTGGCCGATCGTGAGTGGTATTACTTCCCAATCGATCCGACGCCTGAGTACAACTATTTCAGATTGCGAAATCTGGACGTGCTTAACACGTTCTCGCTGCGGCAACTTTCGTTCTCATACACGCAGCAGGACATTCCGCTGTCGCGCTTGAATCGGGACGATTACTGGAATCTGCCGAACAAGCAATTCCAGAGTCAGCGTTCACTTCAGTTTTGGTTCAACCGTCAGATTGTGCCGGAAATGTATCTGTGGCCGATACCGCAGGATGATTTCCAGGTCTTCCAGTTGATCCTGGAAATGGAACTGCAAGACGTTGGTTCTCTGACCAATGAACTGTATGTGCCCAACCGGTGGATCGCGGCCATTCAGAAAATGCTGTCGCATCAGCTTGCGTTGCAGTTGCCCGGTGTTGACATGGCGCGGATCACGTACTTGGAAGCACAAGCCAATAACTGGTTGGCCCAGGCTGAAGCAGAAGAGCGCGACAAGTCGCCCATCTACTACACGCCGAACATTTCCTACTACACGAGATAATCATGACGACCGCATACGTAATGACCTATGATAGTCTGGTACAGGACATTATTAGGTATTCCGAGCGCGATGACACGTCGTTCGTGGAACAGATCCCGCGCCTTATTTCCATGGCCGAGCAAGAGATTGCCGCCCAGGTCAAGACGCTCTGGGAACTGACCGTCGTCACCACCAACACAATCCCCACTGAGCCAGTCCTCTTGAAGCCGGCGCGGTGGAGAAAAACGGTGTCGATGAAGATCAACGGCGCCCCGATGCTGCTGCGTTCACAAGACTATGTTGCGCAGTACTCCAGTCAATCCGACAACGCGCAGCCGAAGTTTTATAGCGACTACGATTATAACCACTGGCTGATCAGTCCCACCCCGAATGCGGCCTATACGGTCGAGATCATTTACTACAGCCAGATTCAGCCGTTGGACACAACCAACCAACAGAATCTGATCACGCGCGAGGCGCCCCAGGCCATTTTGTTTGGCACGCTTTTGCAGGCTCAGGGTTATTTGAAGAGCCCTGACAAGCTGCAATTGTGGCAGCAGATGTACAGTGCTTCCATGGCTGCACTGAAGGGTGAAGATAACTCCCGCCGCATCGATCGCAACACAGCTACCTTGGAGCCCTAAATGGCGACTTTTGTTTCCCCATTCACTGGGAACGTCATTCAACCGACCGACGTTTCCTATCTGGATCTGGCGGTTGCTTCGGGCAGCACCACACAACTTTCCTGGCCTGCCAATACGGTTTCGGGCGGAGATACTGAGCCCGCCGCCCGAATCATTGACATTACCGGAGACGGAAGTGGAACGATTATCCTGCCTCCTGCCTCGCAGGGTTCCGTTGGCTCTGACATTCTGTTTAACAACCTATCGGTCGGCGCCGTTACGATTGAACTATTCGATCAGCCCGTAGCCTCGACGACTATTGCGTCGGGCGAGTCGTGGTACTTCTACCTTGTGGATGATGACGACACAAACGTAAATGCTTGGCACACGTTTGCGTTTGGTGCCTCCACGGTTAATGCAGACGCATTGTCTCTGGCCGGCTACGGGTTGCAAGCACAAGAAGGCAAGCTGAACACCTCTACACTCGTTAACGAGTTGTACACCGACTATCAGCTTGTTTCGACCGACCGCTCCAGGGCATATGTCTGGAAGGCAGGCCTGGGTGAGGTTTACTTACCGATTGAGCCCCCGACGGCCGGTTGGTACGTCATGCTTCGTAATGAAGGCGAAGGTCAGGTCACGGTGTACGCACCGTACCTGAAGACCATCAACGGATTTGCGACGCAAGTATTCTTCCCGACTGATTCGGCCATCATCACATACGATGTAAACACCGGCAACTATTACACGATCGGCCTGCCGCGGACCACATTGGTTCCATACAGTTCCGCTATCTACGACGTGGATAGCCTACCTGGAAACACGCTGAACCTTGTGAATGCTGCGGTCACGATCCAGACCTATGTGGCGAACACGGGCAGCCGCACGCAGTCCCTTGACGTGACGCTGCCGGCGATCACGCAGATTTATGTGATCACCAACCAGACCAACCAAGTAGGTTATTCGGTGACCTTCAATGTGGTTGGTAGTCCTGATGCGCCGGTCATTATTAACACCGGCACTGTGGCGATTTTGTTGACCTATGGACTGAAGACTCAAATCCTATACGGTAACAACAACCTTCTGCAAGTTGACGGTGGTAACTTCTAAATGGCCGCGCAGCAAGATCAAAACCTGAACTTCGTCTATACCCTTGGCGTAAAGCCAGGGGTCAAACGCGACGGTACCACCTTTGAATCCCGCGAATTTACCGACGGGGTGTGGTGCCGCTTTCAGCGCGGTGTGCCGAAGAAAATAGGTGGGTACTTGCAGATGTACCGCGATTGGACCGGCATTGCGCGCGGCATGATCGCCACCAGTTTTAACGGTGTCAATTACATCTTCACCGGCAATCAGTTTGCGTTGATTGCGGCCACCAGTGCCACGTCACTCGGTGTGGGCAACGGCCCCTATTCCGCGGTTATCAAAGTGGGATATGACGAGCGCACGCTTGTCAGTGTCGCAACCCCTTCCTTTGTTGTGGCCGGCGACCACACAGATATTTATACCGCAGGCACCAAGGTGGTTTTCAGTCAAACCCCTGGCGCGCCTCAGTATATTGTTTCTAGTTCAAGCTATACCGCACCAAATACAACGGTGACGCTCACAACGGCTATTCCCGGAGCCCCTACGAAGGTCTGGGTGGCGGATTATTACTTCCAACAGAGCGAACTAAACACTTGGCAATTTGACATTCAGTACGACCCGCAAGGTGACGCGCTGAAATGTTTGGCCCACCCGGGCCTTAACCTTGCCAACATCGACAACGGCATCGCCACCCAGGTCCTGGTGGGCAACGTGCTGCCTGATACGAACTATACCTGGAACTTCGAGGGCCTAGCGGATACGGCCGGTGCAAACCCCACAGGCGCGCCAATCGTGGTCGATGGCGGCGTGTGCGTGCTCTACCCGTTCATCTTCGTGTACGGGTCCAACGGATTCATCGCCAACAACAACGTCGATCCAGTCCAAGCAGATCGAAGCGTATTTGACTGGAATGGCCCCTTGGCTAACCGCAACAACATGACGGCAGGCAAGATCGTCAAGGGCATGCCTGTTCGAGGCGGCACCAATTCACCATCCGGCCTGTTCTGGGCTACGGACAGCTTGATCCGGGTTTCCTTTACTGGCAATCCCGAGCAGTACTGGAAGTACGACATTATTTCTAGCCAGACTTCAATCCTGTCCTCTAACTCGGTCGTAGAGATGGACGGGATCTATTACTGGATGGGCGTGGATCGATTCTACGCATATAACGGCTCTGTCCAGGTCATGCCCAACGACAAGAATATCAACTGGGTATACGACAACCTGAACTTTAATCAGCGCCAAAAAGTGTGGGCT